CCCCTGGCCTACCTTACAAACTTGATGGTTACACTACAAAAGGCGATGCCGTCGCTGCTCCTGGAGTCTTAACTGAAATCAGGAAAATGTGGTACGCCATTGAACGCAATGAGAAAGTCGAATTACCCGACTCGTGCTGCTACGCTAGAGCCCAAATCTGCTTGCGTGACACTAATACAGTACAAGCAACATGGGGAACACCTCTTTCTGTCTATATGGCTGAAGGGGGATACTTCTACCCCATACTTGATCATCTTAAATCTATGCGTCATCCCTTTATCGCCTATGGCATTGAAATTGGAAATGGTGGTATGGATTTCATAAACAAGATGGTCACTCATTACCCTGTCAATCCCATCGTCATCTGTGACTGGAGCCGCTTCGACAAAACTATCCCTGCTTGGCTCATACGTGACGCCTTCAACATTGTTGGAGAATGGATTGACTACTCTCAAGTTATTGACTCTAAAGGCAAAATGTGGCCTGTGCGTGCAAATTTGTCTAAGCGCAAATGGAGAAAACTCATCGATTATTTCATCAATACACCAATCCGACTATCTAATGGAGAACGATTTATTAAACATGGAGGTGTTCCCTCCGGTTCGTGCGTCACTAACATTATTGGTGGAATTATCAACATGATTATGAGATACTGTATTTACAATACCACTGGCGAATTACCCCTGGCTGATGTATACTTGGGAGAAGACTCTGTTCTTGTTCTTCCTTTTAAAATCAACCTTAAAGATCTCGCTGAACTTGCCTTTGATGAATTCTCAATGGTGCTTAATGTAAACAAGAGCTATCAAACGTATAATCGAGTGAACGTTCAATTCCAAGGATATCTAAATTTCTCAGGCGAACCTTTCAAATCAATTGATACAATCCTTGCATCTTCAATCTATCCAGAACGTCCAGTACATTCAAAGCTTGAAACCATCACTAGATTGATTGGACAAGCCTTCTCCTGCTTTGACGCTCACACAGCCTCCAACTTCTTCAAAGCTGCCCAGATTCTAACCAAAGAAGAAGATCTATCACATTCCTTCATCGAGGAGCACATACATCGTAATCCACATCATTACATGTACCTCGCCACTCTAGGAATCAACCCAACCACTCTGTCTTTCCCCGTGCTGTCAAAAGATAACATAACTTACCAAACCAGACCTGGTCCAATGCGTAAGCAATGGAAAGAACGAATGTACAATCTACAGGAACTCTACGAAGCCGGCATTGCACATGCAACATTGAGTTTGAGATCTAACGGGTGTGTGTTTTCATAACACACTCCTGGTAAGGCATACTTCCCCCTTGACACACCATCCTTCACTGTTATGGAGGAGGCAGGAATTATAACCATTGTAGTTAGCTTAGGAGAGCGATTGCTATTTGTTGTTTTACTTGTGTCTACACAGCCTTAAATGATAATATTTAAATATAACAAGTTTGAAACAAGTTTATAATTTTCATAATATTATAATTGTACAATTGTATTATATAACAACTTATTTTCTATGCCTTGTATTTTTATATTTCTAGTGTTGCATATAATCTAAATTACAAAAATAAATAAATGGATATATAAACAAATGTTTGTTGTTTTCTATTATATAAAGGGGAAATTACCAAATAAAACGTTACAGGTTGGCATTTGTGTAGGTAAATGATATCTGCAGAGTAGCAACCAATATTTTCATTTGTTTTTAGTAAATTTTGTACATGTTGTCTTTGAATATTCAAAGTAACACTTTTATTATTATGAATATCATGGAAGATTTTTAATTCAAATGCTGTCCATCCAAACTTAATTTCTGCAAACAACGGGTACCATAATTTCAAGTTTCAGCAATTATGATTTAGTCTATTTTATAAATAGAAATCAAAGTTATCACACTCTTAGAACTTTGGTCATAGCATATTAATATTAATCGCAAAGTTAAAAATACCGAACTTCCAGAAAAAAATTAATGTATCAATTGGTTGATTTTTAATACATTTATTTCCTGTACATTACTCTTCAACCTACATACATATAATTTCACAGTTTATTTTTTGCCTTCATTGTTTACAGTCTACATGGTGCTGGATCCAGATTACTACATTGTTTATTGTGGGAAATTTCAGGCTGGTTACTCTCGCTTCTTGTAGTCCTCAAGGTGTGTCATTATCCACATGGGAGTTGCACAGATTAGAATAGACATGATGATACCAGTCGCTGCTTTCTCCACAAATGATATCCTATTTTGTGGTGGTCCAGAAATATAAGTTCTCCTAGGAGCAATCAGCATGTTGCTCCCCCTTGCAAGGATGTTTCGTGCTACTGACTGCATGCTAATTATTAAAGCTATTGCTTATTTCTCTAGCCGCAAAAAGTATTTCTCCAAATTAACGAGTAGATAAATGGCTGCTAAAAGTGTACTTCTTCAATCGCTTAATTGTAGGATCAGTGAAAATATGAAGTTAACATTTTACATAACTCCCAAATACATTTTCCCCATATTTATTTCTACTCGGTTTAAAATAAAGTGATAAAATTCATCTTAATCTTTTTTTCGAAGTAAAATATTGCGTG